GGCAAGTCTTCTCTAGTGTTTGCTATTACTGTGTATTCTTTTTCCATAATTTTCTTATATTAAGTTTACCCAAGCACCATTTTCGTAACCTTGGAATTTATTGTCTGTTGAATTGTATATAATATCACCATTTCCTGCAGTTAAAGCATTTCTTTCTGTAGTAGTTAAAACAGGTGGTCTAAAAGCACCACCAGTTACTCTAGTTCCATCTGCAGAATTTAATGTTAACGTGCTTGCACTATCTAATGTAATAGTGCCAGTACCTGATGTTTCAAGCGAGCTAAAACTAAGTGTTCCTGATGTTGTAAAATCATCATTTATCCATTGTGTGCCACTCCATTTTAGGAATTGTCCACTTTGAACTGTATTAATATTTGTATCAAACAAGTCATTTAATACTGTATCAGTATCTAATATTTGTTTCCAGTTTCCGTTATGTGCAAAATATGCATGACCTTCAGAGTGAGCATGGGCAAACATACCATGATATGTGCTTGCATCTACTGTAGTATCTAAAGTAGAAAAATCTGTAAAAACATTGCTATACCATAATTGGCCTGTTGTTATTAAATTACCATTATCGTCAACTACGATATTAGAGTTTTGCAATGTATCTCCAGAGGTTCCGTCAAAGCGTACAATAGCATTATCGGTTGAACTTGCTGCTTTTGTAACATCTCCGGTTGCGGTTGCACTTATTACACCATCTACATCTATTGTTATATTTGTACCTTGCTTTACACCACCTAGAACAGTATTAGTTGCAACAGGTAAAGTATATGCAGTTCCTGTAGAAGTCCAACTCGTTCCGTTCCAAGTCCATGTTGTATCACCGACAACATGCGTATCATTTTGTTGCGGTGAATTTGGAAAATTAATTGCCATGTTTATCTATTCCTTTTTTTATAAATCATGAATAGTGATCATAATTTCGCCTAGATTTAACGGATCTTCATTCCAACGTCTAATCACAAATTCAACTCTGTCAGCAAATCTTGTTATACCAAGTTGTACTCCATTTCCTGCAACCCAATTAGTACCGTCATAACAAGCATGAACAATATAATCTGTTCTAGTAGAATAAGAAGAAGGAAATGTAAGGGTGTATACTACATCTGTACTTTGAGCTGTTCCGTCACCGCCAGATTTTGCTACAGTATAACCAGCAGTACCACTCCAAGTTGGAGAATTAGCATTCATATCAATACAACCAACTGCAATTGGTGAATTTTGTGCAATACTATTACCTGCTTGTGGCACAGCATCTACCCATTGACTTCCGTCTGCATCTGTGTAATAAATTTTCAAGATACCGGACACACTATCCCACCATAAATCTCCTGCATCAGGTGTCTCTGGAGTTGTATCAGAAATAGATACTGCAGTAGCAGAAGTTAAATATCCAGCACTTGCATGATCGCCCCAGCCATAGGCAGTATTCCAATTAGAAATTTCAGTATTTCCAATTCCTGCAGCAGGGCTTTGGTTAAAAACCGGGTCAGTTTCTGTGTAAGCAAATGTAGATGCTACCCATGCTGTTCCGTTCCATCTTAATAATTGATTAGTTTCAGGACTATCTGTAAAATCAACATCTTGTAATGATTCTAAATTTTGCTCAGATAATGCTGTAAGATAGCCTGCATTTGCATGATTACCCCAATTATATGCTGTACTCCAATTTGCAATGTTTAGATCTGTTATGCCTGCTGCTGGACTTTCAGTAAAAACAGGATCAGTTTCTTCGTAAAAAGTTAAATAACCAGCGGTTGCGTGATTACCCCAAGTATAAGCTGTGCTCCAATTTAGACTATTATTTTCTAGTGTTGCTGTCCTAGTATTTAAATCCGTAAAATTGCCATCTAATTCTTCGTGCGTTAAGGCACCATTTTTTGTTAGTCTTAATACTATTGCCATTATTCTACATATCCTAATTCTACATAATCTGGTTCAATGTATGTGTTGGTATCTATTGCAATATCATCTTCTATATTAATATTTAGTGAGGTAGATAATGGATCTTGTAGATTCCGTAATTCTACAAGTTGATTTTTTCGTGTGGTTTTAAATCCTAATTGAGATGTTTTATCTCTACTTAAATTTATAACCTTAACAACTATGGAACTTAAAGTACGTTTATCTAAACCTTCTAAGCTATCTAATAATGTAAATATTTTTACACCTTCAACTTTAGCTTGCGTTAACAAGACCTGTGAGATTGTACGACTTGCCTGAATACCAAATCCTCTTTTTTCAAAAAATCCTAAAACTGCGTCATATTCTGTAACTGCAATTTCTACTGGTTTATTAAAATAATTATCAAAATATTGAAGAACTTTAGATTCAGATTTTACTAAAGGTTTTTTTGGCAATGCTGACATTATAATCCTTTATTAAAAATTTGCATTAGGCACTCCGCTTACGATATTATCATAAACACTATCAGCTCCGCCAGTAATTATATTTGTTATATCTTCATTAATTCCGGCTTGTGTTAAATTTCCTATATTTTGAGCTAAATTAACCCCTGCAATAACAGCAGCAATAGGATTGCTGAAACCTTTGCCAGTTGCTCCATATTCAAATAAATCTGCCGCTCCTGATAAAACTGCTCCAAGTGAAACAGAACCTCCACCTAATAAAGTTATTGGACTAGGTGTAACATCGTAATGAGCTAAATCGCCAAATCCATTAGGTTCACCGTCAGCTCCTGCTTCGGTGCCTCCTCTATCAATCCAAACTGTTTCATAAGAAACAGTCATTGTATTTTCATTAGTACTACTTCCATCAGCAGAACTTACATCTCCGTGTTTCCATTCTGTTACAATAGGATTTACTAAAGTATAGGTAGTATAAGTATGCCTAGTCATTTGACTTATTTGTATGTCAAGAAAAAACGGGTCGGTAATTTGATTATGTAAACCAAATGTGTACTTATTTCTCTCAGCGCCAAGGTAGGTACTATCTCTTGCTGGCCAGCTTTTGTCATACGCTCTACGTAATTCATCAACTCCATAATTACCATCAGCAAAATAATATCTATAATATGCTTCAAATAATCCTGTTGCAATCCCTAGATTATCATCATGGAAAGATATGTTAATAGGATTGTATGTTAACCCTGTTTGAATATTTGCTGTACGATTATATTTTTTTTTGGTTTCTATATTTGCAGTGAAGCTAGGTAAATCACTTGCTTTAACAAGTATACCAGCTTCTAAAGTGTGTTTTTTTTCATTCCATGTAGGTAAAGTTTTTTTAATAGCAGGACTAAAAGTAAAAGCTACATGATATAGGAACTTTACTTTTGGTGCTAATCTAAAACTATTTTTTACAAATGTTCTGCTTGCGTGTCTCCAATCGCCTAAGTTACCTTTCGGATTGAGAACTCCGCTTACAAGATTATCAAGAAATCCGTCAAAAAGTCCCATATTTAACTCTTAAAAAAAAATAAGGAGCGTAACGCTCCTTATGTTAATTAAGCACCACCGCCTGTTGCAAGTGTGCTTACATTTCTTGCAATCGCTGTTCCAATACCAACTCCTTGTGGAGTTTGAATTGCGTTATCATAGCGTATGTTCAAAGTTATTGTAACTGGTGCTGATTCAGCATAATTTAAACTATTATAATTTGCACTCTCTAAATAGCAACCAAAAAGTTCAAATGTTTCTAGCACAGTAGGAACATTTTTTGCATTCCCGCCGTCTAGGATTTCAATTACAGTTGTAAATTTGTAATCCAAACCAGATGCTGCACTTGATTGCTCATAAAAGTCAAATTGTTTTTGTAACTGCTCACCGACTAGCGTTTGAACTTCGTTGTTAACATCTTCACGTAAGTTAATCGTAATAGGTTCCCAAGTATGTTTTCCTGCTAGGTAAACCCTGGAGTTGTAAACATCCAAGGTTATTTGATCAAATGATAGATTTGGTTTTGTACAATCTATCACTTGTTTTGTCAATTCAGTTGTTGGTGTCTTAACGCCAAAATTATTAAACGATACTCTAAATCGATATTGTAATTTTGGCATCAATAGCCCTTGCGATGATGCTGAATCACCGGATGCTAAGGGCACTGTCATTTTAGATAATGTTGCTATAGCCATTTAATTTGCTCCTAATATATTTATCCTAAATTAAAGCCCGGATATTTCGCCGGTATTCTTAATTCTTAGTGGTATATAGATAAATTCAATTGCTTTTACTGGCTCTATAGCAATATCTACATACAACTCGTTTCTATCAATTCTACCTGGAGTATTATTTGATTCATCGCATACAACTAAGAAATCATATAATGCTCTTAATCCAACAAGTTCTAGTAATAATGTTTCTACTTGTTGTTTTATTTCGTCTCTAGTGATTTTATCATTTGGCTCAAATAAATAAGGCTTGGCTAAAACTTTTAGTTGACCTCTTAAGTAAATGATTAATCTAGCAACATTTATTCTATCTAGCGAACTTGCAACTAGCTGTCTTGTTTTTTGCCCAAAACAAACCAATCCTGCCCCTGTAATAAAAGTAATTGGATTCACATTATTTGAATATAATGTATCTCGTAACCCTTCGTTCATTGAAAGAGTTTTAAATTCGCCTTCGGCAGTGATAGTACCACTAGATGTTGCATTCGTAATGTTACCTCTCCTTGTACCAGCAGGAGCAAACCATGGATAAGAAACTTGGTCGCTTAATGCAATAGTTCTTAACATCATATGACTTGCAGGAACAACTACGTTATTTCCAAAATTATCACTTGTATAACCACTTGGATAATAAACTGCCATGTAAGGGTCTGAACTTACTAGCCCTACAATATTATCTTCTGCAGCACCATTTACATTAGTTGCCCATTCATTTAACACTGTAGCATTAGGTTCTAATCTGAATGGAGAATCGCCAACAATAAATGCTGATAAATTCCTATCATAATTTAATGAATTCATCTCGCCTATTAATTCTGGATATCCTGGACATGCCATTAAATTAAACAATCTTGATTCGTCGTCTCTGATTTCATCATTACTGTTTACGAGGGCTTGTAATTGTTGGACAACAACTTTACGTTGAGCAATTCTTCCAAAGGATCCGCTTCCGTCGATCTGATTACCGGAATCAGTAACCCATCTATCTGGAAAATATGTTGTATCTTCTGTTAATCCTGTCATAGCTTCATCATTATATCGGATATTTTTACCAGATAATTCTAAATAATTTTTATGGTATTTTTTAACGTTAAATCCACTTCGTCTTAGATTGAATAACAACATTCCTTTTGGATATAGTGCCGGATCTGGACTGTCTGGATCAACATAATCGCTCGATAATAAATCAACAATATCACCTGGTTTATCGCTATTTACACCTGATGTATTATATCTTGCATCAGCAAATAAAACACCATTTTCTGTTGTTTGATCAGTTGTATCTAAAATAAACCATCTGTTTGCTTTTGGCAAATCTGTTCTATCATTATTATATCTATAAATTTGCGGATATTTTTCAATATCTGATGTATCAATCCATAGATCTCCTGTAACCAAAACTGTATTATCACTTTGGACTTTTGGCATAGAAGAACTTACAATTGGACCATTTGGATCTGTCTTATCACTTTCTACTGCAGTGTAATACGGGCTAGCAGTTCCACTCATACCTGTTGTACCGTCATATTGATATCCTACAAATTCACTACCGTTGTGTACAAGTATGTCAACTTCGTCAATTATTGAACTATACCATAATGTACCATCTGCTGTATCAGCAACAACTTCGGAATCACTTGCAGTATAATTTAAAACTTTCCATAAAGTAGCAGTAAAATCTAAAGGATTAGTAGACGAATCTGTTCCTGGAGACCAATATAAATTTGGGGTTCCTGTTGTTTCGTCGACGTAACCACTAAATCCAGCTGCAGTAAGTACACCATCAGTATCAATAAATTTTATATCTCCGCCAAGTGTATGTGAAATTATAACTTTATTTTGAGCATTAACAGCAGCACTTAGATTTTTTACACCAGCATCGTTAATTGCATCGGCTAAAACTGTTGCATCAGATCCTGCTCCTGCATAATCTGCAGAAATTAAAACTGCATCTGTGTAATCTAATGTACCTGCATCAGACACTTGGACTGTAAATGTTTGAGCATTACCTGAAAGTTGATTGGTAATTCTTACTCCAACAATTTGTGTAGGAGCTACATCGTCTCTTCTGTAAAATTTTACAGTTCCAACGGGACGTGTTGCATTTCCTATGTTTGTTTGAGCATACAAATCACCAGTTAATAAGCCTAGACCTCCTTGTGATCTATCTAAAGTGTACAAAGCTTGTAAATTTGTATCATAAACTGGAACATCCTGTTGTTCCCAAATTTTTGTTGAGTCGTTCCATTTTGATACAGAAAATGCCATTCCTTTGTTAGGAGCAGTTGTTTTTAACCATAAAGATCCTGTAGGTCTTGGCTCTGCTGCAGTTGATTTATACTCAGGTACGTTTGTGTGCGGACCAATTTGTAATTTTGGAACATAAAATAATGCATCACCTGTGCCAGCATCAAATGAAATTCCTAGTTCGTCTAGTGGATTGATGTCAGCATTAGCATTATTGTGGAGCAATACAGTTTCAACTGCACCGCCTACGCCGTCTGTTCCGTCGCTGTAAATTTCTAATTTACCATCTACATTTGCTGCTGATACGTTTCCATTTGGATGAGCAGTGATAATTGATGCTACTACATTGTCAACTGTATCTCCTGGATTAACTGTAATAACCACTCCATTAATTTCAAAATCTGCTGCAACAGCACCTATATCATTTGAAAATACCGTGTTTACGGATGTTCCTGAAACAGTTGCCCAGCTTTTCATCCATGCATTACTGCCAACTAGCACCCATTCTGTGGTATTTCTGTAGAAAATTTTGTTTAAGGTAGTTGTTGCTACAACTGCATATGAGCCAGATAGTCCTACTGATTTTTTTGGAATGTCGCCTGCAAATCCATTAAGGATAACTGATCCTGTATTAGTTAAATCTGTAGTATCAGTAATTACAACTGGAACTTGATTTGTAAAATTTTGTCCGCCATTTAGTATGCTTGCTCCGTTCCATTCTTGTATACCCCATAAAGAAATGCTTGTATCTAACCAATACGTTCCCTCGGCTGGATCAGCTCCAGGAGCAACTGCAGATCCTTCTAATGCACCTAAGTCTACATCAGCTCTTACAATATAAGCTCTGTTTGCTATTCCTAAATATGAATAAGCTGCTTGTAATCCATATTCATTTAGTTCACCACCGTGAATAGGATTATTGTTTGTATCAGTTTTAAAAATTGGATCTCCGAAGGTATCTACTAGATCTCTCTGAGATGTAATCAGGTAAGGTGTACCAGCGTTAGCTGATAACGTTCCAGGAGCTGTACCTGTACCGGCTCCGTTTGGTTTATTTGAAGCTGTTGCTACAAAAATACATGGTAAGGTGCCTGGTGTTGCCGGAGTATAAAAACTTTCGTCAACTACTTTAACCTCTACACCTGGTGATACTAGTGCCATATTACTTTCTCCTATTAAGGCTATAAATATTCTAAAAGTATTTAGCATATATTTGGATTTTTGCTTTTTTCAAAATCATAAATAAAGGGGAAAAAAGGTTAGGAGTATGTAATGAGACCATTGTGCCAATGCGGTATGCGACCAGCTGCAATTAACTATATAAAAAACAATAAAAAATATTATAGAAAAAAATGTGAAATTTGTTTAAAATATAATGGAGTAGCTGTAGGAATTCCTCTATGGCAAGTAAATGGTTATACGAAAAAAGATTATTGTGAAAAATGCAAATTTTCTAGTCCATATCAAGAACAATTTAATGTTTATCATATCGACGGAAATTTGCAAAATTATAAGTTTTCTAACCTAAAAACAATTTGTGCAAATTGTCAAAGAATTTTATCTAAGGAAGGATTAAAGTGGAAACAAGGAGATTTAGTACCTGATTTTTAACCTATAATAAATCCATATCCTGTACCGCCTGCAACTGCTGTAGAAATTTCTTGTTCTAATTTTTCCATTTCTGCTTGTGCTTCTGCTTTTAATGCATCGCCATTTAGTTGTCCACCACCTTGTGGTCCTGCTATTGTAGCAAATTTAGATCGTGCTTCACCAAGCATCATTTTACATATTGCTAAGGCATAATCTCTTATCCAAGATTTTGCCATGTAATCTAAAAGTAATTGATCATCTGGTCGGTAATTGTAACACTCAAGTAATAATGTTTCTTCTGCCCTAGGACGTTGTAGTATTGTTAAGACGTGGCGTGTCCTATTCCAATTAAATTCTATAAAGGATCCGAACATCCTGCCTACAAGTTCTTGGAATTGGCTAAAAAAATCATAGGTTGCTAAACCTCCTAAATTAGAACTTGCAAGTAAATAGGTATTTGTATATGCTAAGTTAAATGGCTCAAATATACTACCACCGTCACCACCGCCTGTTCTAGATCCGATACTTCGTCTAAATATGCGTCTTACCTCTAAAATTTCTTTCGGAAGTGTATAGGTATTTTGATCTACAATAGTTGGCATAAAAAAATAACTTTCTTCTGTACTATTTTCATTCCGTTGCCTATACCTTGATAAAGCCTTGTCTAAAGCTGTCTCATAATGTACAGGATCAAGCTCTACATCTATCATTCCTCCACCTAACATGTTGTGAATGTAATCGTAAACTTCTTGTCTTAGTGTAGTTAATTCAGTCATAATTTTATGTCTCCTATAGTATTTATCGAGTCGATAAATACTATATGCCTAGAATATCTTTATATAAACCCACTAAAGGGAACGATTACAATTTTATAGATGCACGAATATTTGAAATGTTTACTGTTGGCGGAACAGATGTAAATATCCACAAATATTTAGGCCCAAAAAATCCAACCGCCGAAGATGCAACTGCAGATATTCCTCATTATGATGCTATAGCCGAAACTAACATACAAGATTTGTTATTTTTAGAAAATAGAGATAGGAAGTACGATCCAGATATCTATACTATAAGAGGAATTTACAGTGTCCAAGATATTGATTTTAATTTAAGTCAATTTGGATTATTTTTAAACAATGACACTCTGTTTATGACTATTCATATTAATAGTTCAGTAAAAACAATAGGTCGGAAAATAATGAGTGGAGATGTAATTGAATTACCTCATATGAAAGACGAATATGCGGCAAACGATTTTCATGTTGCATTAAAAAGTTATTACGTAGTAGAAGAAGTTAGTAGAGCAGCTGAAGGTTACAGTCCTACATGGTATCCCCATTTATACAGATTAAAATGTAAACAAATTGTTGATAGTCAAGAATTTAAAGATGTATTAGATCTTCCAATGGACGAGGAAGTTCCTGCAGCAGGTAGTTTAAAAGATTTACTATCAACATATGAAAAAGACATGCAAGTTAATAATGCAGTTGTTGCTCAGGCCGAAGCAGATGCAAAGAAAAGCGGTTATGAAACTGGACACTATTTTACATTGCAAACAAACGATGAAGGTAGGGTAGAGTTAGTTACTGCTGATTTAACTGAATTAGATGCAAGTGTTGCAAATGAATTAGCTGATAGAGTAATGCAAACTCCGGAAAGGACAGGATATACTGGATATTTGCTTGGTGATGGAATAGCTCCTAATGGAGAAATTTTTGGTCACGGTATTCTTTTTCCAGAAGGAAGTGTCACAGGAGATTATTTTTTAAGGACAGATATGGTTCCTAATAGATTATTTAGATACGATGGAAGACGCTGGGTTAAAATGGAAGATAATGTTCGTATGACAATGACTCAAACTAATGATAGGAGTACGCAAAAAGGTACGTTTATTAATAATACAAATGTTACAACTGTCGCTGGCGAGTCTGTGCCTGAAAGACAGAGTGTAAGTAAAGCTCTAAAGGCTAAAACAGATAATGTGTAAGGTGAATAATGCAACATTTTTATGATGGTCAAATCAGAAGATACATAACTCAAATTGTTAGGATGTTGAGTAATTTTAGTCATAAAGATATTGAAGGAAATTTAAAAACTATCCCTGTAGTTTATGGTGATTTAGCTCGACAAGTTGGATCTATCCTTAAAGACAATTCTGAATTAAAAATTATAGGAGCACCTAAGATTTCAGTTTATATAACTGGTTTAGAATTAGATAGATCTAGGTTGTCTGATAGTAGCTTTGTAAGTAAAGTTAATATAAGAGAACGTGCGTATGATGCTAATAACGAAGAATATTTGAACATGCAAGGAAAAAATTATACGGTAGAAAGATTAATGCCAACACCATATAATTTAAGCATTAATGCAGATATTTGGTCAACAAACACAGATCAAAAATTACAAATTTTAGAACAAATTCTTATGTTATTTAATCCAAGTTTAGAAATACAAACTACTGATAACTTTGTAGATTGGACTAGTTTAAGTGTGGTAAATCTAGAAAATATAACTTTTAGTAGTAGGAGTATAGGAACCAGTACAGAAAGTGAAATAGATATAGCTACTTTAGGATTTAGCACTCCTATATATATTTCACCACCTGCTAAAGTAAAAAAACTTGGTATTATCCATACAATTATTACAAGTATTTTTAATGAATCTTATGGTAATGTAGATTTACATCAAACAATGCCAGAATTATTAGCTTACGCAGATAGTAGGTATAAATCAGATGCCATTCATAAAACAAGCATTAATGAAGATGGCACAACAGTAGATGAGTTTGGTAACTTAGTTGCAACCAGACCTGACACTGATGCAGTTATCGCTACTACTTATAAAGATTATGATTTGTTTGTAATGAATGATACTTTAAAGTTAATACCAAATACTGCTTCCGCAAAATCAGTAACATGGAAAGAATACTTAGATGCATATCCTGATGTGTTTAATCCTGGTATTTCACAGATACATTTATATAGAAATGATCTAGATACAGATATTGTAGGAAGTATTACAATTAGTTCATTAGATGCTTTTATTATGAGTGTGAATTGGGATCATGATACTCTACCAAGTGATACTATCATATCAGGACCTACAGGCGATAAAACAAAGATTGATTACATTATTGATCCTATAAAAACTAATCCAACTAATCTAAAAACTGTTGGGTTAAGGTTACTGTTGTTAGATACAAATATTGGAAATATTAATAATACAAATGGTGCTGATGCCTGGAAAAATAACAATGGAACTGACTTTGTAGCAGGAGCAAATGACATAATTGAATGGGATGGTAGTGCATGGCATGTGGTATTTGATTCAAGTGAACATGGAAATGAGATAATTTACACAACAAATTTGAACACAAATATCCAGTACAAATTTATTAATAATGAATGGATTTTATCTTTTGAAGGAGAATATCCACATGGTTCATGGAGGTTAAATTTCTAAGATAACTATTTTTATGAAAGAAATAGTTTGTAGTGGGGCTCTTATCTACAGTAAAAAAGCAAAAAGATTTTTATTTTTGCATAGGACAAAAGGTAAAAACAAGAATTTTTGGGGCTTAGTAGGTGGTATAAATGAAAAAGAAGAAACACCTTGGTCTGGTTTGCAAAGAGAAATTGTTGAAGAAATTGGTCCTATAGATATTTGTAAAAGTATACCATTAGAAACTTTTGTAAGTAACGATAATCATTTCCATTTTTATACATATCTTTGTCTTGTAGAAGATGAATTTATTCCGCAATTAAATGATGAGCACGATGGGTATGCATGGACATCCTTGTCAAAATGGCCTAGACCTCTACACCCTGGTCTGAGAAATACCTTAAGTATTAAAATTAATCAAGTTAAGTTAGAGACGGTTATTAAATTATTAGATTTATTGTCAAATAATTAAAGTTGTAAATACGATATTGGGTTATCATTTACTATTCCTCTCAAAAAAGTGTTAAAAGATAAACTAATCCTAGCTAAATTTGATTCATTTGGTGTAACTAAATGTTCTAAATTGCTAGGAAAAATTAATATTGTCCCCGGTTCAGGACAAAAGCTCATGGTTTTAGCATTAAACAAATTAGGAGTTTCAATTTGATATTCAAGAGTTTGATATTGCCCGGTAACAAAATTTAACATGCCAGTATCTTTGTTAGCCTGTAAAACAACTATACCAGAATAAATAGAATTAGGATGCCAATGCCTGTGGTGCATTTGATCTCTTAGTGATTTATTTAACCAGCTTTCCGTTATGTAAATTTCAGTTTGTTTTTTTACACTCAAAACATCATAAAAATAATCTTGTAAAGAAAGCATTACTTGCTCTTTGAGTATTGAAAATTCTGGCATTTCTAACACGCCGGTGCTCGTGCTTATAAAATTGCTATAATTTTCTGCCCATACAATATTATCAAGATTGACACTATCTATATCTATACGTCCTTCATATAAAGGTTGGCTAAAAAGCGGATGAATACCTAATTCGTTCATATTGTTTTCCTTTTATTATATATACTTTATATGGAAGAAAAAGTTAAAAAAACTGATTACGGATATGAACTAGTTTGGGCATCACATCCTACTTATACAGGCAAAATTTTAGTGTTTGAGGGGTTAAATGCACGGACAGATATGTATCTAAATAAAACAAAAAATAAAAGTTTATTTGTAAACAGTGGAAAATTTAAAATTAGATGGATTGAGACTAGTAATGGAGAAATTAAAGAAACAGAATTCCTAGAAGGTAATACTTTTGATGTACCTGCAATGCTTCCAATTCAAATTTGTAGTTTAGCATTTAATGGATCAATTGCAGAGGTATCTGATAATAATGACGATGATGTTTATATAATTTTACAATCAAAAAATATAGGATAAACTATGTTGCCTTCTTTACAAAATTCGTCTAATGTTAAAGATAATTTAGCTAGATACAGTCATAAAATAAAATACATTAAAAATCTAGAAGCAAAAAATAAAGCTTTATCAGCTTTAAATAATTTAAAAAATGCTATTACAGATCTTGAGCAAGCCCATAGAGTCAGAACTTCGGGCGATTTACGTCCAAATTTATTTGATTATCAAAGAGAAAAAATTTTTTTATTTAGGAAAGAAATAGAAAAATTAATCAAGGAAAATAATCGGCTAAAAAAATGATTTTTAAATCAAAAAAAAAATGGGTTAGATTTTATTGTTTAGACGAAAATGTTGCAACGTTA